GCAAGTACGCTTTCCTCTTCCTCACCGGCACCGGCTCCGGAGCGCATCTCCATAGGTTTACCCCGGACCTCGCGCTCGACTCCGAGCGGCCCACCTACTCCGTCCAGAAGGACGGCCTCCAGAAGAACTACCTCTACGACGGCGTCGTCTTCAACAATCTCTCGTGCTCCGCCGAGCAGAAAGGCGACCTCGAGGCCGAGGTCGACGTCCTCGGCATGAAGGAAACCTCCGACGGCATCACCGCCTCGAACCTCGCCGTCCCGAAGATGAAACCCTACAAGTTCGGCGGCGGCTTCACCTCGCTCGCCGGCACCCGCTACTCCCAGGTGCGCAAGCACTCCCTCAAGTTCGAGAACGGCCACAGCGAGGACGGCTACGGCCAGGCGGACGAGAGTATCGACCGGACCTATCACCAGCGCGGCAAGTTCGCCGCCTCGGGCGATCTTACCGTCCGGCTCGACGGCACCTCCGTCCAGGAGCGGCCGAAGGCCGAGTCCGGAGAGAACGTCGCGGTCCAGTTCCTCTATTACGAAGTCGAGAATCAGTTCCTCCTCGGGGTGAAGGGCCTCATGCTCGTCGAGATCCCCTATGGAGAAATCTCCGAGACCCCGAGCGTCGAGGCGAACGGCGACGCGCTCGACCTTGGAATCAAGTTCAAGGGATTCAAGCCCGGGCTCGCCACCGACTACGAGCCGCCCGTCGCCGTCTCGATCCTCACCGCCGACGCGGACGCCTATTGAGAAGAGGTACACCATGACTGAAAAGAGAAAACCTGAAAAGGCGAACGAAAAAATCAACTGGAAGATCGCCGCCGATCGCATGACCATCGGGGAGAAGGTGGAACTCAAGAGCCTCCCCGGCTTCTGGGTCCAGCCCCGCCGGTTTTCGAAGTCGAGCGAAGCGGAGATCCTCGCGGTCACGACACGGCAACAGATGAAGAAAGCCTCGGTCCGGAAGGCGATCGTGGCTGCGGCGAAAGAAGGCCAGGAACAGGGAGAAAAAAACCTCAAGTCCGATATCGCGCAGATGAGAGGGGAAGTCCTTTCGGATGAACTTCAGGACAGGATTCTCACCGCCGTCGTCGACGACATGAGCGCCGAGGAACTTGCCGGCACCGAAACGCAGCTCGTGAAGCTCGCCTACGGCGTCCATGCCCACAACTTCAACGGAGAACCGGAAGGCGGTTCCCTGGAGTGGGCCAGAAGCCTCCTCGAATACCGGGACATCTTCAACGAGATCCTCGAGATCGTGGAGGCGAAGAACGCCCCTTTGCCCCTGCCGACGTCGGGCTCATCCGCGACGTCACCGACTGGATCTTCGACGGCACCCGGTTCGACGAAGGCTGCGGGGACATCGACGGGATCGACCCCGTAGAGACGCTCCTGGCCTGGGGACCGTGGGTACGCGACATGGTGCTCATGATCGCCGGCGACGGCACCTTCCGGCATTTCCCGGAAAAAGGCTCCCTGCGGGAGCAGCCCGCCCGCGACATGGAAATCTATGACGCCGCCCGCGGCCGCTGGGTCGAGAGAATGAACGAAAAAATAAGGTCGGGGAAATGAGTAGTGTAACCGTTGAGATCAATGGAAAGGAAACCGTCTCGAAGGCATCGCAGGAGGCGAAGCGGGGAATCCATGAGGTCTCGACCGAGGCGCAGGACGCCTCGAAAAGTACCGAAAACCTTTCCGACAAAACCAGTGCTCTCAAGAATATGTTCGGCGGGTTTGTCGTCACCGCCGGGGATGTCGTCAACGCACTGAAGAGCATTGCATCCGAGGTCAACGCGGTGGTCGAGGCATATGCCGTCCAGGAAAAGGCCGAAACGAATTTGCGAACGGCCATCCAGCTCTCGAAGAACGTCACCATGGAGAGCTATAACGGGCTCGTCAAATACGCCTCCCAGCTCCAGACCCTGACCGGCATCGGGGACGAAACGACCATATCCCTCGAAGCCATGCTCATCGCCTCCGGCCGGAACGAAGCGCAGGTCAGAAAGCTCATCCAGGTGTCCGCCGACTATGCCGCGGCGACCGGGAAAGACTTCCAGTCGACCGTCGAGGAAATCAACAAGACCTTCTCCGGCACCACGGGCCGCCTCGGCCAGGTCATTCCCGAACTGAAGGACCTCACCAAGGAGGAACTCGAAAACGGTAAACAGCTCGATATCCTCACCGAGAAGTACGGAGGGTTCGCGAAGCAGCTCTCCGGAGAAACATCCACGGCCCTGACGGCCTTCAAGGCCGCCTGGGGCGACGTCAAGGAAGCCCTGGGCGGTGTCGTGGCGCCCGTCCTCGTGCCCCTGCTCCAGAAGATCACCGCCTACTTGGAAGATACCCTCATACCGAAAATCAAGACCACCGGCGATAACCTCACCAAGATCTTCGCCAACGTACCGGGCATTGCTTCGCTCGCGTTCAAGACGGTCCTCGAGATCATCCGGGACGCGTTCTCCTGGCAGACGCTCGGGGATATCTTCTCCAACCTCGGCCTATATCTTGCGGAATCGTTGGCCGCGGCGATTTCGACCATTCCCCAGGTATTCATCAAGACGTTAAGCCTCCTGACCAATCCCATTGTGGAGTTCGGCAAATTCCTCGGAGAGGTCGTTTCGAAGGCCATCCAGGGGAAATGGAAGGAGATTCCTGGACCGGGCGATCTCTTCGCCGATATTCTCGGCCAGCAGGTACAGACGATGGCTGATATCGTCGGCACCGCAGGGAGTGCCGCCGTCGCACAACTGAATCGATCGAAATTTCTTGCCATGGATATCGTGGAGACGATTTTCAGCAAACCCATGTCCGATTTCTTCACCCAGCTCAAAGAGCAATATGGGATCGACTTCTTTGCCCAGCCGGGAGCCCCGGAAGGAACTGCTCCAGAGGGTTCCGGTACTTCCGGTTCGACATCGTCGGGTTCTTCCCTCGCCTCGGATGCCCTCTCGGCTATTGATCAGGCGTGGGCGGACAGATACACCCGTCAGGCGCAGGCTTGGCTGGATGCACATCCGGTTTCCCAGGCGACCGCGGCCCTCTCGGCCGCTGATCAGGCGTGGGCGGACAGATATACCCGTCAGGCGCAGGCTTGGCTGGATGCACATCCGGTTTCACAGGCGTCCGCGGCCCTCTCGGCTATTGATCAGGCGTGGGCGGACAGATATACCCGTCAGGCGCAGGCTTGGCTGGATGCACATCCGGTTTCACAGGCGTCCGCGGCCCTCTCGGCTATTGATCAGGCGTGGGCCAATCGGTTGACGGCCCAGGCAAATGCCTGGATCGAGGAACAGAAAAAGGCCACTGCCGCCTATAAGAACGCGGAATTCTATAATAAGTCGGGAATCAATGCATTCGCCATGCGGAACGGCATCGTCGGGCATTTCGCCGACGTCACCGACGAAAAAGGCAATAAGTCCACGGTCCTCCAGGGCGGCACCCAGCTGGGGAATCTCCTGGCCGGCTTCACGAGCCTTACTTCCATCGTGGGAAGCGTGATCGGTTCCTTCCTCGGCGTGATTGCCAGGCTCGAGTCCGTGCAGGCGATCCTCAACCCAGTAACCACCATCTTCACCGCCGTGATAGACGTCCTCGGCCCCTTGATCAATACCATCCTTGCGCCGCTTGTCGGCATCCTGCGGACCATCGGGACCTATTTAGGGACAATCCTATCGCCTCTTATTTCAGCGCTCTCTCCCATTATAGTCGCGTTGGCGACGGCCTTCGTCTGGTTCTACAACAGCGTCATGCTTCCCGTGGGCAACGCGATCATTCAGGTGGGAAACTGGATGTACAATGCCGTTGCAAAGACCGTCAACACGCTCCTCGGCTGGCTCGGCGTCCACCTCGACACCATTGCCCTCGACTCAGGTACCCTCTCCAAGATCGACATCTCGGAGCTCTCCAGCACGGGGGCGACGTCCTACGCAGGTTCCAGTACCTCCGGCGCCACCGCCAGCTATACGAAACCACGGGACATCAATGTCTATGTGACGCTCAACACCGCCGCCCTGGTCGGAAGTGACGGCATCAGCGAGTTCGCCCTCATCCTCGGCCGCGAGCTCAAATCCGCCGGCGTCCTGGGGGCTGCCTGATGTACCGCCTCTACCTCGACTTCGGCTCCGGCTACGCCGACTATACCCGGTACCTCAAAGGTCAGAACCCCCTCAAGCGGACGCGGGAGCTCCATAACGACGAGCTGCATCCGGTGACGGGCGCTTGCAGGTTTTCCGTGAACCGAAACCGCGCGCTCGTGAGCGCCCTCCTTGCCGCCATGGCCGACCCGAAGTGCCGGATCATGAAAGATAACCAAAACTACTTTACCGGCACCATACGCCGGAACTTCGACGTCTCCGTAGGGCTCCTCCGCCTCGACGCGCTCGAACTCGAATGCGTCGAACCCTACTACCGCCTCAACAAGAAGAAGATTTCTTCTTCCTTCGTCTGGTCGGACTTCAAGATATCCGACCCGGACAACAAGAGCGCCTCGATCCTCCACCAGCTCTTTTACCTCGCCGGATTCAATGATGCCGAGCTCAATTTCACGGCGATCGATTCGGTCGTCGACCGGTACGTCGTCGACGGCTCCGACAGCGCCGTCGCCATCCGGGACCTCGTCGAGGAACTCCTCCGGGACACCGTCTACACCCTCGTGACCGACGCAAACGGCGTCCTTTCCTTATTCGACCTGTACCCTGCCACGTTCACTCCCGAGGTGGAACTGAAGACCGGTGAAGGTGGAAACATTGCGGAAGGCTACAAGATATCCCGGGACGAGTTCCGCGAGGAAGCCGTCGACGTCACTTTCTGGCCACACGAATTCCTTACGGACGAGATCGTCTTCGAGGACACCACGGGAGAGACCTCCTCGCTCCCCTGCTCGATCCCGATCACCGCGGGGAACTACTATCCCGACGGCGCGGACGCGGACACCCCCGTGAAGTGCAATTTCGCCGTCGAGGACTACGACCTCGTGGCCGTCGACGGTCCCTCCCTCGAGTGGGCGCACACCGGCAATGTCACCCTGCAGGTCTGCGAACAGGACGGCAACGGGATGAACCTCCGCTTCTACTCAGAAACCGGCGGGGTCATCACGAAGCTGAGGATCAAAGGCGACGCCACGGTCAAGGGCGATAAACACAAGGTCTCCGCCGAGGTCGTCTCGGGCACCACCGAACGGGAGAGCATCGAGAGCGAGAACCTCACCGAAGAGGGCGACGCCTCCCGTTGCGCGAACGGCCGGGCATCCTGGCACAAGCACGCCATCCACCTCTACGAGTTTTCCTACCTCGCTGGCGTCTCGCTCTCCCTCGGCAAGATCGTCACCTACCGCGACCAGGCGATCCTCGGCGCCACCCAGACGCTCAGGGTCAAAAAGATCGTCGACGGCGAGAACCTGAAGTCCTTCTATGCCCTTGCCGAGGCCGTCGGCGACTACACTCCCGCGCCGATCATCCGTACTCCCGCACGGGCATCCAATACCCCACGGGACGAACTCGTCTACGAGGCGCTCGACGCCCTCTCCCGGACCGTCGCCGGCACTCCCTCCTTCTTCTACGACGAGACCGTTCCTCCGGGCCCCTACAAGGTGGGGGATTTCTGGGTCCACGACAACGCGATCTTCATCTCCACGGCGGACCGCGGCGAGGGCGAAGGCATCGAAACCGACTGGATATGGTACATCAGACCGAACATAACGGCCATGCTGTCATATCCCTATGGACAACAGTACAGAATCGGTACGCCAAAGACCATCCGCATAGTCCCTCGGGCCTTTCGAAACGGCTTTGAGATTACTGATACAATCCCTGACTCGGCTTTCCGCTGGATACGCAAATCCGAGATCGATCAAGCTCCCCCCAATGACGACGCAACCTGGAATTTATCCCATGCGTCTGGATACAGAGCAATCGAATTTGTCGCATCGACAATCTTTGACCGGGCCTCATACGAGGTATCGATATCCATCTAGGAGGAAATTATGGCTATTGTAGCTGTTGCCACCGGGACCATTTACGATCAGAACGATGGTAAGTCCATATGGGCGACCATCAGTCCATCGCTCGGACAGTCTCAGGTATACAACAAAGACGAATCAAGCGTTTCATGGAACCCCAACTACGCCGCAACCGCAAACCGTCTGACGGCGATCGTGAACATCGGCGGTGCCGATGTGGTGAGTACCCTCTCTGGCAAAAAGTGGGGAACGACGAAGGGTGGGAGCGAATTGGGATCCGGGGTGTCGTACATCGATGTGAGCACGAACCAGGATCCCTCAGTAGCAACTCAGCGTACCTACTACTTTGAGGGCACATACACGGACCCGACTACCTTGCTCACCACCTTGGTTTCTGCCCAGATCACCCTGACGGTCCTCAAGACCGGAACCAATGCCGTCTACATTCTGCTTTCCGGACAGCGGGTCATTAAGCAAGCGGCGTCGGGTACCAGGAATACCGCAGAGCTCAAGTGCGATCTCATGCGTGCCTCGGGTGTAGACAATACAGGAATAACGTATAAATGGTTCAAATACCCATATGCCGTAGCCGATCAGCTCGACGCCAACCATGCCGACGTAGTATCGGGAGCTATCACCTTCAAGAAAACGGATGGTACTGTTGCGGCCAACCCCTCTGACGGTGTCTGGGCTGATGTCAAGTCGATCATTATCCGTGAGGATGCGGTTTCCTCGGTCGGGTACTTCAAGGTGCAAGCAAAGGATGCTGATGGCGACATCTACGAGCAGACCTTCGATATCCTGGACTCAGCTGATTCATACATGATGATCCCCAATATGCCCGATGGCAATGTAATGCAGGCATCGGCAGGGTCAAAGCGCCTTATACCCATCGTGTGGTATGGCAGCTCACAGGTGGATATCTCCAACTACTCCTTCACGTGGGGGCTCAATGATCGATATGGCAATAAATCCGGATATATTGATACGACGCGCAGCCCTGCTGCCAGGACAATCTCGGCCCACACGACGGGCTCTACGGCAGTTTTCACCGTAAACTCCGGGACTATCCCCGTAGCTGGTGACGTAATCCGCGTAATATCGGCAGACAAGGTTACAATCCGATCTTTTGAGGTCGCGAGTGCTACCGCCACAACGATCACCATCAGGGCACCGCAAAATGGGTTCTCCTCTGATTATCCCACTACAAACCTTTTTGTCGGCGGGACACTCTGGATTTATAACGGCAACGGTGCCGCTGCCGGCCTTAAAACCACCACCGGTTCTGCCGCGTTCTCCATCACCGCAGACGACATCGATGGGAACGGTAATTGGGTTTGCCAGGTCATCAACCCGTTGGCCACATAAGAGTCACCCCATGGCGATTGTCACATTTGCAACTGGGACCATTTACGATCAGAACGACACTCCGGTCGCCGTGCTGTCGAACGACGTCGCGGCGGTGCCTTCGGAGGCGGACGGCTCCAGCCCGAACCTCGCGGGAGCCGCCACGACGCTTTCCGTGAAGATGGGCACGACGGACGTCACGAATCTGTACGCCGTAAGCGCGACGCCCTCCCCGGGCATCTCGGGCAGCCTGTCGGGGACCACCTATACGGTCTCCGGCATGACGGTCGACTCGGGCTACGTCGACTTCATCGCGGGCCGCGCCGGCTGGCCGACGCTGACCAAACGGTTCAGCCTGGCAAAGGTGAAGCAGGGACCGCAAGGCCCCACAGGATTGACGGCATGGTACGCCTATCACGACGACCCTCCCACCTCTGCACCCTCAACCCCAACCGGCGACGGGACGTCGAATGGATGGCATGCCGCACTTACGAGTGCTTCGGTCTGGGTGTCGGTAAAGCATACCATCGCAAGAAGCGATGCAGGGACGTGG